ATGTGCCAGAGGATCGGTTCCGACGTGCCAACGTCAACCATGTTTCTGCAAATGTTATCGATAGACTTACTGCCCGCCGATTCGCACTGGCTTCTGTTCTACAGGCAGGATCAACAACACGCCGTGACGAATCACCTGTCTAATCCAGAACTTCCCGAGAACGGGCTTGAAGCGCTCATCCGTAAGGTAGGAACGTGTATAGTGCTCGAAGTCGGGACGCTGGTAAAAGAGACGCTGGCGAAGTTAGGCGAAACAGAAGTGACCGACAATGGCAACTAACGAACGCTTCGCCGCGGCATTGCGGGTCAAGGGCTGGGAAAAGCGGTATGAGAACAACCGAACCCGCGGACTGAAGCGGATGGAATGGGTACCCGTGCCTAACCGTATGGACGGCGACGGATTCACGGAACTCATGGACCACCCGAACGGAATCACGCACTTTGGTTGCTGGAACCTCTGCCTTCAGGTGGCGTCTCGTTGCCAACCGCGGGGCGTGCTAATCCGAACTGACGGACGCCCGCATGATGCCGTTAGTCTTGCTCGCATCACACGGGTACCCGCAAGCGCATTCGTGGAAGCTATTCCCCGATTGCTCACGATTGGATGGCTGGAAACGTTCACGCATGACGGTGCGGCAATCCCGCATGAAGGTGCGGGATCACTGCGGGAAGGTGACTATGGAAGGGAAGGGAATGGAAGTGAACAGAACGGAACGGCGGGGGTAACTGATGATGAGAAAAACAGACTGCTCCAAGGATGCCACGATAACACGCTCACAAGCCAAGAATGGGCGCGCCTCTACGAGGTCTGTTCAGATCAGGAAATTGAGGGTCGTTTGGGCGGTGTCGATTTTGGCCCAAGCGAATGCATCGGCCGAACGGCTACCGCGGAGATCTTACGGCAGCGTTAGGTAACCCCTAGGTTCAAGGGATTGGGCCTTGTTCGCACGGAAACGGCACTACATTGCATCGCGTGGGGTCGGGGGGTGCGAAGGGTAGCGGGCGTAAATGGCAGCGTTACAGGCGGTGGATCAAGGCCACCCGAGTAAAGGGAATCTCAACCCTCCAATACGGAGGGGTGGGGCGGGGTGAAATCTCTAGCCTCGCCTCCCGGAGACCGCCCATGCCACCGTGCGCGCGTGTGACCACATTTTAGAACGTTAGCCATGTTTTGTCACTGGCGTAACGTGTACAAGCCGACACCGCGGTTTTCGGTAGCCACTGCGTTTGAGTGGCGGTTTCGGTGAAACATGGCAAACCTGGAACAACCCGGAAATGCCGTTGAAATTAGAGGGCTTATGAAAGCAAACGGAGATTGCGAACTATCGGACGTGCCACGGTTACTCCAATCGTGGAGAGATCAGCGCAAGGTACTCGATCTGTTGCGGGCGCGTGCCGTTCTCATGGACGCGTGCGAGTCCATCATGGGCAACGCTGAGACATCCTGCCGAGCGTTGACGCCGGAGGCTCGGCAGGCGTTCGATTTACACGTTCAACAGATTCGATTTATGAATGCCGACCTCGCGGAGTACAAGCGAGAACGGACGGCCGGTATCGTGGCGCTCGGTTGGGACGCCAACGAGATAAGATTACCCTGCTAAGGGTTCGTGACGTTTAAACGGTCTCTATCGCAACCGGAAGCGCTCCGGTAAGCGAGACCGATAGACCAGAGCCAATGTCTTAAAACTTGGCTCCAGTGAACCCCTACACGTTCCAGGCGGAACGTAGCGGGGTTTCGTGCGCTTCCCGAACTCGCCCAGGCGGGCAAGGGCGGGTTGCAAACTGCCGATACTGCGGCACACATCAACTGGAGATCAAAATGGAACTCAAAGAACTGAGAACGAAACGAGACGGGTACGTGAACACGATGCGGAATATCATCGGACGCGCCGAAAGCGAAAAGCGGGGATTGACCGCCGAAGAGCAGCGGGATTTTGACGGACTGAAAGCCAAGCTCCAAGGCGTCAATGAGACGTTGGACCGCGCCTCGCAGTTGGGCGAGATTCGCGCCGATATCGAGCGGCCTATCGTTAGCCCGATGGCGCAACCCGACAGTAACGGAATGATCTACACGGCGCGGAATCTGAATCCGGCCGAGGTTCGCACTTACAAGCCGAACGAAGCGGTAGCCGAACAGCGGTACAGCGGTCCCGGACTCGGCGCATATGTGCGCGGTATCGTCACCGGACGTTGGAACGGTGCCGAGGAATTGCGCACCATGGCCGAGGGCAGCACGCCGGGTAGCTATCTGGTTCCTACCCCGTTGGCGGGATACTACATTGACCTCGTTCGCAACGCTACCCAGGTTGTGAAGGCCGGCGCAATGACCGTACCTTTCGACTCGGCTACACTGAAAATCGGCCGCCAGACCGGCGACGTAACAGCGGCATGGAAGGCGGAAAACGCCGGCATTACCTTCTCGGATGCCAATTTCGATGTGGTGACGTTCCAGGCGCAAATGTTGGTCGCCGGGTCGAAGCTTTCCATCGAAGTGGTTGAAGACGCCCCGAACATTGACGCCATCGTGGGCCAGAGCATTACCAAGTCCCTCGGCTTGGCGCTCGATTACGCCGCGCTGTACGGCTCCGGCAACACGAATCAGCCGAAGGGCATTCGCAATCAGACCAATGTGGTTGTGACGGACCTCGGCTCCGCGGCCGGATACACGCTGGTAGATTACTCGAAGTTTTCGGCGGGTATCTCGGGAATCATGGGCAACAATTTCAACGGTCCATTCTCGATTCTGTATTCCGCACGCACGGCCGGCGAACTGGATAACCTCCAGGACACCCTGCACCAACCGTTGCGCCAACCGGACCTCGTAGCGGCGGCTCGTAAGCTCGTCACAAACCAGATTCCGAACAACCTCACGCACGGTAGCGCCAACACCGCATCGGAGGCGTTTATCGGGCAGTTCGATCAATGCATGATCGGCCTGAGAACCGGAATGGTAATGGAGATTTCGCGCGTTGCGGCCGATGCAACCGGGTCCGCGTTCTCCAATACTCAAGTGTGGATTCGCGCGTACCTCCGCGCCGATGTCCAGCTTGCGCACCCGCTGGCGTTCAACGTTCTGTCGGGGATTCTGTAGAAGGGCTTGCGCGCGTTTTCATCTGGCGCGCGCAGTTGCAGGACCGCGGCATCCTCTCCGCGGTCCTGCTCTTTTGAAAGGAACTCCTATGAAATTTGAGCGACGGACATTTAAGGTAGAAGTACGCAAATCGGCAGACGGGCGAAAGCTCCGCGGTACGGCCGTGGTTTTCAATCAGCTATCGGAGAACCTCGGCGGGTATCGGGAACAGATCGCGCCGGAAGCTTTCGACGGTTGCGATATGGCTGATGTGCGTTGCCTGTTCAACCATGACGAAAACCAAGTGCTCGGGAGAACCGCAAGTAGAACCCTCGCTCTCTCGCGAGATGCAAGCGGCTTGAACTTCGAGTGCAACCCGCCCGATACCAGCTACGCCCGCGATTTGGCGGCGTGCATGGACCGCGGCGATATCGACCAATGCAGTTTCAGTTTCGTTGTCGCTCCGGGTGGTGCCGATTGGGATGAGGACGCGAACACCGCAACCACGATTCGCACGGTGAGAAAGATTGCGAGGCTCTACGACGTGTCGGTAGTCACCTTTCCGGCATACTCTCAGACCTCCAGTGAACTCCGCAGTAGCGCGGAGATCCTCGCCGAGCGGCAAGACAAGCCGGCCGGCGACGGATCGCTTGACCGGCTTCGGTGCGAATTAGATATCGTTTGCGGAGTCACTCCGTAGGGCGTTGCGTTACAGGTCTAGCCCGCGAGTCTCAACGCGTTGCGAGGCGCGGGCTAGATTCAACATACAACGTACAACGCTAGGGAATAACTCCAATGTTACTCCGGTTTGTCTCTGCGGTGAACCCCCCCCCGCGGGGCGCGCCGGCAACGGAGTGGGAACAAATGAACCTGACAATTATAACCGACACAACGCCGGAGCAAGAGCCAATCTCGGTACAGGATGCCAAAGACTACCTCCGGCTCGATACCAGTTTTGATGATGGCACAATCCAAGGGCTAATCACTGCGGCTCGGATCGAGGCTGAAAACGAGCAAGGGCGCGAATGCGCGCGCAAGCAATTCATGCTTGCTTTGGACTCATTCCCTACGGTCGGCTTGTGGGCCGGTGTCGGTGGTCCGTTCTGGCTGGAGATTGCCGCGGCATACGGTACCCGCGCCTACCAGTTCAGTACCTCTAACGGCCGCATCTCGCTACTTGACCCGCTTGTATCGGTGGACGCATTCACCTACACTGATTCGGCCGGTACTGTTCACACACTCACCGAGAACGTGGATTACATCGTAGACAAGCTTAAGCACCCCGGTATCGTTTGCCCGATGGTTGGTACTCAGTGGCCCACCGCGGACCTATGGCCATCCTCGGCGGTACAAATCACCTTCACGGCCGGCCCTACTCCGGTCATGTGTCCCGCAAACGTCAAGCAAGGCGCTTCCCTACTCGTTTCGCAGTGGTACGAGGGCCGTATCCCGTTCGAGGCAATCCGCTTCATCGCGGAGTTGCCGTTCTCGGTAACCTCCCTACTCCGGAATGGAAAGCTCTGGAAGTTCTGATATGAACCGGAGAGGCGAACTTAACTCACTCGGGATCAACCCCGGTCAACTCCGATGGGTTGTGACTCTGTTGGAACCGACCTCGGCTATCGGAGCGGCCGGCGTTGAGACAACCTTTGCGCCGGCAACTCCACCCGTAACCGCGAGAGCACGTATCGAGACTATCCGCGGCGAAGAGGCGGTTAAGGCTGGACTTGACGGAAGCCTTACGTATCTGAAGGTTGAAATTCGCTACAACCCGGTATTCACCGAGCAAAAGCGAATCCAACAGGACAACGGTAATCAGTACATCATTCAGCACGTTGAAAACGTGTTGGAAATGAACGCCTACATGACTCTGTTGTGTCTCGGCGTGGGAGCGAACAACTAATGGTTGAACAAGGCTTAGTTGCGCTCATTCAGGGCGGGTTAGGCGCACCACCGATAGCTCCGGGTGGGTGGCCAGTGATGCTCCCCGAGAATCAGATATCGAAGTCCGCGCCGATGGCGTGGGTGTATCGGTCTCTCACCGCTCCACCTACATACGTTCTCGAAGGGCAAGACTCCCTGACGGATTGGAACATCGCTATCGACTGTCACGGATTCACAATGGCCTACGCGATTCAGCTTGCACGGGCTATTGACGGAGTACTTAGGGGCGGATATGCCGGCGTGCTACCCGACCCGGACCACACGTTCGTACACGGGATATTTCGCCAAGCGCCGCTAGCGGACGGGTTCAGCGACTTAACCCGTAGCTACGTGCGGACCCTGGAATACAAAATCCAGTACTACCAAATTTAAGACCAAAGGAAAAGGAGAACTCAAGCATGAGCTATACAGGCTCGAAGGCTCAGACTGGCAATCAGACCACCCTCGGTATCGGTGCTACGCCAGTGCTTATCGGCGAAATCACCAACCTGTCTCAGTCTGGCAAACAGAACGCAACCGACGACACAACGAACCTCCAGAGCGTAGCTGAGGAATTCCTGGCCACTCTCCTGAAGCCGGGTAAATGGGATGTCACCTACAACCGCGTTTCCGGGGATGCTGGACAGGTGGCGCTACTGGCGGCGTTCAACACCATGGCTATCAGTTCGTTTACCGTTCAGTTGCCCAAGACCGGAACTCAGACCGTAGCCGGAGACAAATACGTATTCAACGCGTTAGTGGATGAACTCGACGACATTTCCGACGTGAAGCCGGATAAGAAAATCACCTCCAAAGCGGCGCTCAAAGTCTCGGGCGGAATCACGTTCACGGCGGGCAGCTAAGAACATAGCGCCGGCGTGCCGTAAGCAAAGCGGACCCCACCGTCCGATACGCTAACCGGGAATACCTAACGGCGTTGGGGAACCGGGAGCGCGGGGCGAGCACGGAACACGCCAGACGCACTCCGCAACGATCTTCGTAGTTTTAAGCTTGCCATCCCATCCGCGGACTATGGAATGGCGGGCGGTATCGGTCTTATTCTTTCAGCCGATACCGCCTCTTTGATTGGCCGTTTTTCGCTTGGCGGGCGCGCCGGGTAGCTACGGTTCGCCCGTTTTTTTGAGTAAGAGAAATCGAAAATGAACCAGACACCAGCATTCAGCGAGCGACACTATACCGTAGATGAAGTGGCGGAAATGTGGAGCCTATCGAGGGAATCCGTTCGAAAGATGTTTCTTGTGGAACCGGATGTTCCGAAGATCGCACGTCCAGGCAATCGCTACAAACGGTCTTACGTGACGCTGCGCATCCCCGAGAGCGTTCTGAACCGCGTGTACCGTCGTATGTGCGGGGCGCGTGGCGTGAACGGTTCAGGAGGCTAGATTCTGCGTTAGCGGGTCATTCTGCCAGAAGTCCTCAAGCGTCTTTTCGAGTCGGGCCTGACGGCGCGTATCCCACTTGGAATAGTATTTCTCAATCACCTTCATGGAGTTTCCGAGCAGTTCCGCAATTTCTTCCATCGGCGTGCCACGTTCCAGTAGATCCCGTACCAGCGTATGCCGGAACATGTGGGGCGTGGCTTTCGAGACCTTCACCATTTCGGCTTCAATCTTCAGTTTCCCTCCCGACCTTTTCTTTTTTTCAGACTCCACTATCCGCACGTCGGCTGCTGCGAATAGCCGTTGAAGGCGGCTACCCCATTTGCTGGTTCGCGTGTGGAGTTTCCCTTCCCCCGTCCAGAAGTAGTACCGCTCGCTGTCGTGTGGAGCCTTGTTTAGGGCGTCAATCACGAACGGCGGAACCTT